ATGCTACGAGAAATAGCAAATGACCCTCTAGTACCTAAAAAAAGCGATAAAAAGGTAACAAATGACCTTTATGAAAAAGTAGATGATAATGATGTCTTTGAACTGATAGATTAAGCTGCTAAATAAACATATATTTGCCCAGTAGTAGTGCCTGTACAGCGTATAAGTAGGTCATTTAAGGATATAAGTATGTCCTTTCAGGTTAATCCTTTAACCGATGACCTTATTGCGATTAAAAATGAGACTGCTATAAGTCGTTCTATTCGTAATCTAGTGCTTATTACACCTGGAGAGCGATTTTTTAATAATGGTTTAGGTTCAAGAGTCAATGAGTTACTATTTGAGACAGTAGATGACCTTACTGCATCATCAGTAAAGAGTGAAATCGAAAATACAATCAGAAATTACGAACCTAGAGTTAATTTGTTAACTACCAAAGTGTCAGCCAATCCTGATTCAAATGAATTTGATGTTATTATCACCTATGAAATAGTTGGAATAGACGCACAGGCACAACAGTTATCATTCGCATTACAACCAGCAAGATAATGCCCCTAGTTAATTTCGCAAATCTGGACTTTGACCAGATAAAAACATCAATTAAGGATTACCTCCGATCTAATTCTAATTTTACGGATTATGATTTTGAAGGATCTAACCTGTCAACTATAATTGATGTCCTTGCATACAACACATATATCACTTCATACAATGCCAACATGGTATCGAATGAAGTTTTTATCGATAGTGCAACATTAAGAGAGAATGTTGTATCATTAGCACGTAATATTGGTTACACTCCTTACTCTAAAAGAGCAGCACAAGCTAATATTTCCTTTTTTATAGACACCACTGACTATGCAGACGTACCACAAACCATAACTTTGAATAAAGGGATCGTTGCATCCTCTAATGCTTTTGATAATGAGAGTTATACCTTTGCAATTTTGGATGATTTTACTGTTCCAGTCTCAAATGACGAAGCAGTCTTTAATAATATTGCCATTTATGAAGGAATTTACCTTACAAGCACCTTTACTGTAAATTCTTTCGATCCTGATCAACGTTTTATTCTTGAAAATAGTGGAATTGACGCTTCTACCATCAGAGTTGTAGTAAAACCATCTCAATCCTCGACAGTTACAAGAAAATATATCGAAGCTGATAGTTTATTTGACGTTACAGGTGAATCTCCCGTCTATTTTCTTCAAGAAGTAGAGGGTGAGAGGTATGAATTGATATTTGGAGATGGAATATTTGGTAAAAAGTTGGATGCACCCAGTTTTATTGAAGTTTCTTACCTTGTAACCAATGGTGATCTTGCAAATGGTATTCAAAACTTTAATTTTAGTGGAAAATTAACATCTTCGAGAGATAATATTAGTATCAGTAGTGGAGTTTCTCTTCTTACGACTCTTTCACCTAGTGCTTTAGGTAAAAGTATAGAATCTGTAGAATCAATTAAGAAATATTCGACTCAAATTTACTCTTCTCAAAAAAGAGCTGTAACAACTGCTGATTTTGAAGCACTTATACCCACATTATATGCTGAAACTGAGTCAGTTAGTGCTTTTGGTGGCGAAACTTTAAATCCACCACAATATGGAAAGACTTTTGTAAGCATTAAACCTACAAGTGGACCTTATTTGTCGGATCAGATCAAAAATAACCTAAAAAGAGAGATTAAAAAGTATTCTGTTTCTGGAATAGAAGTAGAAATTACGGATTTGAAGTTTTTATATATTGAATTAAACATAACTGCATATTACAACTCTAATTTAATATCATCTGGTGCAGATCTCGCTAGTCTCATCTCTGAGAATTTACGAAAATACTCCAAAACAACTGAAATGAATCAGTTTGGTGGTAGATTTAAGTATAGTAAATTATTGGGTGTAATTGATAATAGTAGTGATGCCATAACTTCTAATATTACAACAGTTGTGATAAGAAGGGATCTCAGAGTATCGTTAAATAGTTTTGCCGAATATGAAATTTGCTTTGGAAACTGTATTTTTGTTAAGAGTTGTGATGGATACAATATTAAGTCCTCTGGATTTAATGTAGATGGAATTGCTGGTGTAGTATATCTTACTGATAAACCAAATGCTGGCTCTACTGAATTTGGTCAAATTATGTTAGTACAATTAGAATCCACTAATACAGCAAAGGTTATTAAAAAATCTATTGGAACAATTGATTATAAAAAAGGAGAAATTAAACTTTCACCAATTAATATAACTCGCACACTTCTTAATAAAGGATTCCCAGTTATTGAAATATCAGGTTCTCCATGTTCTAATGATGTATTAGGTCATCATGATTTGTATACTCAATTACCATTAGATAATATAACTATTAATACTGTTTCTGATACTAATGTTGATAATAATGGTGGCGGTGACATTGCTTCCAGTTATGCAAATGGTGAAATAGTTCGTGGACAGAAAGTGATTCCAGGATCTACTACTTGTGATGATCCTGAGGATGCTATATTTACTGCTGAAGGTGATGGTATGACTTCCGATAGAGTTAATAATGCTGATGGTTCCTATACAGTAACAAACTACTATAGAGGACAAGCAGACTCAGGCACTACATATTATCCAGATGGTAGCCAACAGAACTTTGTTTATTAATAACACAGAACATTAATACTAATGATATCAACAGATCTCCAAAGAGTACAGATTCAAAATATAGTTGAGAATCAACTCCCTTCTTTTGTACAGGAGGATTTTCCTTTATTAGGAGAATTTCTTAAAGAGTATTATACTTCGCAAGAATATCCTGGAGCTTCTGCTGACGTAATTCAGAATATAGATGAATATTTAAAATTAGAGTCGTTAACTAATAATGCTGATGAAACAGAATTAGGAAGTGCAGTTGGATATCAAGATACTACAATTACAGTTACCTTTGATCTTAATAAAAGTATTTTTGGAACATATCAGTTTCCTGATAGAGATGGTCTAATACAAATTGATAATGAAATAATATTATATAAAGAAAAAACTAATACTACGTTTACAGGATGTGTCAGAGGATTTAGTGGGGTCACTTCATATGGTACAGATGATGAATTAACTTTTTCTGAATCCGATATTAATCCTCATGCAAAAGGAAGTAAGGTTACTAATTTAAGTGCTTTACTCTTTAATAGATTTTTATTAAAACTAAAGAATCAAATTTCTCCTGGTTTTGAAGATAGGACTTTAGATGCTGATTTGAATCAAAAATTGTTTATTTCAAGATCCAAAGATTTTTATCAAACTAAAGGAACTGACGAATCTTATAATATTCTTTTTGGTGCTTTATATGGTGAGAAGGTAGATGTAATAAAACCAAGAGAGTTTCTTTTTAGACCCTCTGATGCTAATTATAGAGTAACTAAAAATTTAGTAGTAGAATCCATTCAGGGGAATCCTCTGGATTTATTAAATAGTACCTTATATCAAGATTCTGAACATTTTGGAGATCATTATTGTTTAGATGCAGCCTATGCTCCTGTTAGTGGAGTAGAAAAAATCTCTATTGGTAGTTCTGACTATTATCAGTTAAATCTTGATTATGGTTATGCAAGAGATGTTCCTCTTAAAGGAAGTGTATATGGAGAATTTATAGTTCATCCTAATACAAAA